ATCTTGAACACTTTGTTGTCATCACTGAAGATGAAGCTCGCAAGGGCTTCGGTGCCAATGAGGTATGCATCGGCCACAGCAGCGGCATCGGAAAGGTTCGACACCGCACCGTCTTCAACCAACACGGTGAATGTCGCGTCGGCATCAGCCAGAGAACCGGCTGCAATGAAGAAAGTAAGCGCGTCGAATCCCAATGTGTCAATGATTTGGGAGACTTGCGCTGTGTCGTCGGAAACCGAGACAGGGCTAATGCCGCGCTTCGGGTAAAGGTCGTTGAGTTGGTCGCGCATGGTAGGTCCTTAAATGAGAGACGCAGCGTAAGCCACTGCGTCAGGGTGTGGGTCAAGTTGGCCAGCCATCACGCCCTGAGCGATCAGGTCAGGATGGAGTTCAACCACGTCATCAGTAGCGCCAAATATCCCCGTCACCAACACTCGGGCTTTTGTCACCTCGGGGGCCGGTGCGGGAACTGGCACGGGAATTGGCGTTGCCGCCGATTTGCCCCTTGCCATATCGACTATGAGGCCGAATTTGCATAGTGTTTGACAGCCGACGTGTCAACCAGGTTGCCGCCGGTGCGCATCCAACCGCAGAAACCAACCTGGCCATTCAGTGCAAATGCCGAATCATCGAAACGGCGCATAATCACGCTGTTTTTGATGTCGCGGATTTTGTACTGCGACAGATCACCAAAGGCAATTGACTTGGCATTGGCTGCCATAACCGCCACGTCGTCATTGGTAGTCACAGCGTGCCCGAGCAACATGTCAGGCGCGCCGACGGTGAGAGCCGGTTGCCAGATCGGCTGGCCAGTGGAGTCCTTGAGCTTGGACACAATAGCCACCGAGAGGTCGTTCATCATCCACTTGCCGCGCTGGCGATAGGCACGGTTCACCGAGTGCTTCAAATCAATCAAGTCATCAATTATCACCGTCACAGTTTGACCAGTGGTGCCGGTCTTGCCTGCACTGGTGCGTGCCATCAGTCCATAAGGCTTGCTTGACCCGTCGCCGGTGGTGTAGTGGGTGTTCGTGATGCGGCCCAAGCGGGTTGCCAAGCGATTCACAACGAAACCAACCACATCAATGGCGCTGTCAGAGATGAGCTGCCATGGCAGAGCGATCTTCTTCGAGCTGTACATGAACGGATTGAGCGCCACGGTGCCGAACGTGATGTCAGCGCCGGTAGCTGCACCGTTTTCTGCAACGATTTCACCAGTCTCGGATGTGCCGTCAGACGTGGGGAAGTTCCACGGATTGCCTCCTTCGGTCGTGAGAATTTCCGCCACATCGCGCATGCCGCCGTAAGCCTTCAACGCATCAATCACCATCGCAGCCACTTCAGAGGGGACGGTGTAGCCGCCTTCGGTCGTGGTCGTGGTAGACATCGCGTTGCGGACCGCAATAGCCTGCTCTGCGGTCACGTTGTTGCCGTGGCGCAGGTACAGGGCACAGGCCTGCATTGCGTTGATTTCCAGCGGGTCTGTCCCAGTTTTGGCGGCACGCTTGCGGGCATCATTGCTGGCATCGTTGAAGAAGTTTTCGGCTTCAAGTTCGCGCATCTGCTCCATGCGCTTGATACCGGCCTTGGCTTCCTCAATCTGGTTGATGAAACCGTCGTATTGACCCTGCTCATCCTTCGACCAGCTTTCGCCGCCCTTGGACTCGATCATGTTGCGGGCGTTTTTTGCGAGTGCCTCGATTTTCTCGCGCAGTGCTTGGATCGTCATTTCTGACCTTTCAAAGTGAAGAATAGGGCGACCGGCCCCAGGCGGCTTGCTTGCGCGAGAGCGCTAGACAATTAAGAGCCGCAGCTTGTTGGCGTTGGCAGTGGACATAAAAAAACCCGCAACTGGTGCGGGTTCGTTTGTTGGTTTTTCTGGCTCTAGATCAGGCGGTGGAGCTTTGCTGTAGGCAGATAGGTTCCATTGATTCGCAGTCTTCTTTGCGCCGACTGCGATCCGATCAATAAACCCGTTGGCCAATGCCTCAGTTGCTGTCATCCAAGTTTCCCGATCCATCATTTCGATAATTTCGGATGCATCCTTGCCAGTTTTGGTAACGTAGTCGTTGACAATTGCGCCCTCAACCTTTTCAAAAAGATCAGCGGCCATGCGTAGTTCAGTCTTGTCGCCACTAGCTCCACCGTGAACATTGTGGATCATGTAATGGGCACCCTCTGCCATTTCAGTTTCATCGCATGCGACAGCAATGCTAGTACCCGCACTGGCGCAGAGGCTCCCAATATGGGCAATAGTCTTCGCTTTGATGTTGCGAATTACATCCATGATTTCCCGGCCCTCAAACACTGACCCACCAGGTGTGTTCAGGTTGAAAACAATGGTATCAACGTCACCGGCCTTTTCTACTGCGGCACGCACGTCAGTAGCATTCACGCCGAATTCAGGATAGATCACACCATGCGCATAAATGGTTGCCGTCTTTTCTGACACTGCGACGTTCAGAACTGGCGGGGTTACCGCCTTGTTATCAAGATAGATTTTCAATAGGTTGTCCATTTTTGCCTTTCTGTACCGCACTCGGGTCAAATATCACACCACCACCATCAACGGGTGGCAATCCCTTTTGTCTGCGAATTTCATTCACAGTAAGCCATCCTTGACCTGTGCCAGGGCCTCCCAGTGCTGCGCGGTTGTATTCAGCTTGCGCCTTGCTGTCGCCTTCAATCAAGTCACCAAGATCAAACCGGACAAACTTTCCGGTATCACGAGGGTACAATTTTCGGTTCAACTCCTGCTCTATCCGCTTCATATGCAATCGCAAGGTATGCATCACAAAGTCACGGGCCTGTTGCTCATACCCAGCACCTACGGCAGATGAGCCAGAGGTCTCACCAATGGAATGTGGTGGCACGCCAAAAGCGCGGGCAATATCCACAACCTGGAACTTACGCGCCTCAAGAAGCTGCGCATCCTCAGCGGAAAGGCTTATTTCCTTTACATCCAACCCCTCGGTGAGCACCAAAGGTAGCCGGTGAGCGTTTTCGATGCCTGAATATTTCGCTGCGAATGCTTCGCGCAACTGGTGTTTTTGCACGTCTGTCATCGCCGTTGGCGACTTCAAAATAATGGACGGGTGCGCACCGTTGGCGAAATACTTGCCAGAGTATTCATCCATCGCCAGTGCATTACCAATGGCATTTTTTGCGCCATAGGAAATGACGCTCATTGAGCGCAATCCGTCAAATCCATTTCCGGGGAAGTGCAATATGTCTGCCGGGTCAAGCCATGTTGTTATGCCCCATTCTGGCAACGAAATGTAGTAGCGGATAGAACCATCAAGCTGCCGCCATGGCTGTACCGAATTCCACGGCAACGGGAATAGTTCGGCAATCGAACCATTCATGCGGCGGCGAATCCATGTGTAGCCGTCGCCGCGCAGAAGCTGTTCGCTGACCTTGTTGTCCCAATGGCTTGTTGCCGTGTACTGGCTGTGAGGCTGCTCGTTCAACAAATACCACAGAGGGTCACGCGGCATCTTGACTTCAGTGTCACCTTCTATTTTCAACACGTCCAGGCGCAGCGTCGAAATAGCCCCTGCAATCTTCTGTCTACACGCGGAAACAGCACTCACGCGCTGCGCTGATAATGGGGAAACAACGATACCAGCAGCCCCAGGCGTTACGCCAAACGCATCCATAACGCTGTCGGCATAGGTCACAGTGGCTTCATTTTTTGGCCGTGCATCGACCTTGCTGTAACCAAAGTATCCGGCAATGTTCGAGAAAATGCTCACAAGACGACGAAACCTTGTGTAATCGTGGAAGACGTAGGCATTGGGTTCAAACTCATCAGTGTTGTTGCGTTAAATGCGGCCATCAAAGGGTCAATCTTGGCGTAGCCTGCGGCCTGTTTGGTGATCATTACAGCGTTGCCTTTGGGTTCTACTTTGGCATTGCCGACACACCAGTTCATCATCTTTTGCCCACCGTGAACAATGCCGCCTTCAGCGAGCTTTCGTTCAAGGGTTTTTATGCTTCCAGCCATCTTCCAGCCTTGGCTGATAGCTATCATTTTTTCTTGCGGCACACCAGCATCAAGCATGGCATCTAGGATGCCGCCCAAGCCATGCGGGTCGCATCCAATTTTGTCCAGCTGTCCGGATTGTTCATTCTCAGCAACTAGATCAGCCACCTCGCTTACATCGTCGCCCATGCGCTTGACAATGGTCAGGTCGCCGTCGTTTACAAAATCGTTAAGCCTTGCAGCCTCAGACTTGCGGCGCTCCAAAACCGACGTATGTGCCCAAGCGTGAGTCCAGAGTATCCATTGCCGGGTGTCTTTGTCGCGGCCAATCACAGCAAAGCCCAACAAGTCATCAAGCCCGCCACCGTCAATCCCCACGTCGATCACGTCTGAGCGCTCAATCAGCACATCTAGCCCAAATGGGTCAAGCGCTTGCACTTCCCAAAAATCAGCACCGGCCCATCGGTCTGAGCGCAGATTTAGGCCGATTTCGACATTACCGTGTTTGGCCATAAAGCCGCGAAATGAATCCGGCCCGGATGCCTCTGCTTTCTTGAACTCACGGTCGAGGAACTCACGGCTTACGGAATAACCCAAGTTCGGGTTCACCATAGCCATGTTTTCCAGCTTCAGGCACTCGCCGTTTGCCACCATCTCTGGCGGATGCTCAAAGATGACAGGAACGAATCCAGGGTCAATAATCTTGCCGTCGCGCACATCGCGGGCGTAGTCAAGTTTCTGCTTGAATATGCCAGCTGGCGGCTCGTCAGACTGTGTTGACAGCCAAATCACAAAGCCTTCAGGCCGTGATGCCAACCCGCCAAGTGCCTCACGAAACATGTTCTCAGCACTTGCAATCTTGCCAAACAAG